CCGCAGATAGCTGTAACGCACTCCAGCGCCTTCTCAGGAACGTTTGTGACGGGCGGCAATGTTAGAGTAACTATTACGCCAGTAGTTACTATGAAGGTGATAGGTGATGATTGGACATTTGTGCCGCAGGGTACAGAGGTTTGGTCAGATATCAGCGTTGGAACAGAAGTCTGGACAGTGCCGACAGTTGGCACAGAAACGTGGGTGAACGTATGATACCTTTTGGGGAGTGGCTACCTGACCAGCCAGACCACATGAATCAGGGCTTGATTACAGCCACCAACGTGATACCTGCGGCTGGTGGTTATCGCGCTATGAAAAGCACTGTAGCTATCAGCAATGCGGCAGATGACAGGATTCGCGGCATCTTCTCTGTGAAGAATGACGGCGGTGATGTGACGCTGTTTGCTGGTGATGCAGGCAAGCTGTACACCTTCAACACAGGCACAAGCAATCTGGATGACGTTAGCAAGTCCGGCGGATATTCGCTGACTGGCGCAGAACGCTGGCGGTTTGTGCAGTTCGGTGACACAGCCATTGCCGCAGGCGGTGTGGGCGAGACATTGCAGTATTGGGATGTGAACTCATCAACAGCATGGGCTGACCTGTCAGGCGCTCCAAAGGCTGACTTTGTGGCTGTTGTGCGTGATTTCGTATGGACTGCCAACATTGATGAAGGCTCAGGCCGGAAGCCTATGCGGGTAAAGTGGTCAGGCTTTAGCAATGCTAATAGCTGGACATCTGGCACAGACCAGTCTGACTTTCAGGACTTGCCGGACGCTGGGCAGATTACTGGCCTAGTTGGCGGCGAATATGCCACCATCCTGTGTGAGAGAGCTATCTTCCGCGCCACCTATACTGGTTTGCCTCTGGTGTTCCAGTTCGACAAGGTTGAGAGTGTGCGCGGCTGTAGACTGGCTGGGTCTGTGTGTAACTACGGGCATCTGACATTCTTCTTGGCTGACAACGGCTTTCATCTGTTTGATGGGCAGAAGGCCACCCCGATTGGCAACGAGAAGATAGACAAGTTCTTTGAGGCTGACTTTAACAGCGCCCACAGAAACAGAGTGTCTGCCAGTGTTGACCCTCTGAACCAGATTGCTGTCTGGTCATACCCGTCACAGGCAAGCGCATCAGGTCAGCCGGATACATTGCTGATTTACAACTACAGCCTGAACCGCTGGTCACTGGCGAGAATACCGACAGACTACGTTGCCGCGCTGTTTACCTCCGGCTATACAGTTGACGATTTGGACAGCTTGGCGGCTACAGTGGATGCGCTGTCTGTCCAGCTTGATAGCCCTTCACTGCGAGGCGGCGAGTTCTTTTTCGGTGCGGCGATTGACGATAAGCTATATTCCTTCACGGGCGTTTCCTTAGTGCCGGAGATTATTACAGGCGAGATGAATATCCACGCTGGCAAGCACTCAGTCGTGACCCGTGTTTACCCGTACTATGAGGGAGTTGAGAACTTCTGCGCTGTCGGTACTAGGAACTATATGATAGGCAACCCCTCGCCCACATTCACATCCAACGTACCAGCAGGCGTTAATGGCTATGCTGAGTTCAGGGCGGATGGCAGGTATCACCGCTTTAAGTTCGGCTTTGACCAGTTCTTTGAGTTCGCTCAGGGCTTTGACATAGAGGCCGCAGAGGTTGGACGCAGATGACAATTTCACAGCGGCAGACAAATTTCAGAATACTAAACCCCGTTACAGCTACCACACGGGAGATAGCTGAGATATTGAACAGAACGATAGACGGTGGGTTAAACAGTGTCGGCTATGTTACTCTGCCTAAGAACCAGACAGAAACAACTATTAGCGAACCCCGCTATAATGTGGAGAGCTTGGTCTTTTGGTGCGGTGTAGGGCATAGCCCGTATCACCACAATCCGTATGTAAAAGATACAAGCACAAATGGAAATATGGTGATTGGGCATGACAATCAGGGACACGATGCAGACTTTGCATATCTCATCATCGGCTGATGAATTTGAGAGATGTGCTGACTACATTGTAGCGGCGCTGGAGTACGCAGGGCATAGTCATACGTTACAGGATGTGTGGCAGGCTGTAACGAATAAACGGGCGGCATTTTTTCCTTTGGAAAAATCTGCTATAGTATGTGAGATAGTTGACTACCCGCAAAGAGCTACCTGCCGGATATGGTTAGCTGGCGGTGACATGGACGAGCTTATAGAGGCTGAGAAGAATATATGCGATTGGGCTAGAGAGCTTGGTTGCGATTCAATGGAAATCATCGGGCGTAAGGGCTGGGAAAGACAGCTCAGAGAATACAAGCCCACAGCAACCGTACTGGTAAAGGATTTGTAAAATGAGTAAAGGCGGCGGCTCACAGAGAACTATCACGCAGACAACTGCGCCAAGCACGTTTGCACAGCCATTTCTGGAATATGGGATGCAAGAGGCAAAGGATTTGTACCAGTCTGCACGGCCTCAGTATTACCCGAAAAGCACTGTGGTTGGTTTTAGCCCTGAGACACAGATGGCATTGTCCGGCTACCGTTCAGCCGCCGCCGCAGGCTCACCCATGATACCAGCCGTACAGCAGGCGGTTCAGCAGAACCTGACAGGCACTAACCCGCTTTTCCAGCAGGCTTTACAGCCCACCATTCAGCAGGCCATGCAGGGCGCAATGAGCAGTGGCAGATACGGCTCAGGATACGCACAGAGAGCCGTGGCAGAAGCTGTAGCGCCTCTAGTATATCAGGCACAGCAGGCGGCTATCCAGCAAGCTCCAGCGGCGCGTGAGTTCGGCTTTGCTGACTTGCAGACAATGGCGCAGGTTGGTGCGGCTCGTGAGGCTCAGGAACAGGCAGAACTTGGCGCAGATATCGAGCGCTTCCAGTTCCAAGAGGCACGGCCTGCACAGAAGCTGGCAGACTACCTTACAATGGTTCAGGGCGGTTCTGGTGCATTGGGCGGCAGAACGATTACCCCGCAGTTCCGTAATCCGGCTCTGGGCTTCCTCTCCGGCGGCATGGCTGGCGCGCAAGCTGGGCGCATGATGGCTGGGCCAACTGGTGCTGTTGACCCAATGTTTGCACTAGGCGGAGCGTTACTAGGAGGGTTGGGTTAATGGCGATACCTACTCGGTTTAATATGGGGCAAGTTCAAGGCTCTGGAGCTGATTACTTTCTCCGGCTTTTGCAAGAGCAGGGCGGAGCAGGCGCTCGTCCCAGCGCATCCATAACAGGCGGCTTGCCTACTGCCCGCAGAGGCACACCCATCCCATTGATGCGGAAGCGCCCACCTATGCCTGAGATTGGCCTGCGCGGTATCAGGGACATATCAGCCCTGCCAGCAGGCGGAGGCATGACTAGCCTCCAGCGCGACCTAGCCGCAAAGATGGGTTTGGGCGCACAGAAGCCTCCACCTCCCAAAGCTCCTCAGAGCCTGATGGACAGACTAACTCCGGCAGTTGGCACACCCGCATTTGCTGGACTTTCAGAAGCCGCCGCAACTGGTCTGCAACTGTCAGGCTATCAGGACAAGCCTATCACCACTGGTCAGGGCTTAGGCGCTATGTTCGGTGCTGGCATGAAGGCATATAGAGAGGCTCAAGCAGGTCAACTTGAGACAGAGCTAACTAAAGCAAAAATCGAAGCCGAAAAAGCCAAAGGCGGGCAAATTTTTTCTGGCACAAGTTTTACAGCGCAGTCTTATAATAAGTTAATCGAGATAGGCGACAAGATTAAAGCTGGGACAGCCAGTGACGCTGAAAGGCAAGCCTATTCACTAATCTACCAGAAACTGTCCATGCCGGAAGAGGAAACACGCCAAACAGACGCTGGTGTTGTAACTGTTAAACGACCAGCTATGGACTTGTCTGCTTTTCCGACCCCAGCAGGCGTTACAGATGCCGATGAGAGAGTTATTGGGGAGCGGAGAGCAAAGTTCAATGAGGGCGAATCTAAAGCCGCTGGTTTCGCAAATAGAATAAAAGGCGCTTTGGGAATAATGAGCAGACTAGAATC